TGTTAATGCTGCTGAATCTACACCACCTGTTAGTGATTTAGAAATTGCTGCGCTTGGGTTACCAAATGCTGTCCCAGATGCTACTGATCCTGCATTAGACATTGTGGCTAGATCGCCATCCCAATGTGCTAACCAAACATACTCTGAAGAGTTGTTGATTACTTCAAGAGCGTAGTTAGAAGATCCATCAGATGTTTTAGCATCGCTTGCCATTGATAAGAAAGCAAATCTTTCTAATACAGTACCAACTGTACCTGAAATTTCACCATCTTCGTCTATGATGACTACGTGACATTCGTCAGCCGAACCGCCTCGTGCTGTTGCATATGCTGATGTTCCTGGAGCTGCGTCGAACTCACCATCGTAAGCCCAACCTGCAAAGCCTGCTGCTGTACAAATTTCCGCTTTAAGTGAGTTGCCTAGAGCACCGGCCCATTTGCCGATCCAAGCACCTACATTGGTATCACCTGAGTCAGCACCAAATGCTGATTTAACTGTATCCCAATGATCTTTGTTGTTCACATTAGTTACTGTTGTTGATGATGATGTAGCGTTTTTCGCCACTGATGTGATTTCGCGGATCACATACATGGACGATGAATATCTTAGAAACTGTGCTGCAGACAAAAAGTCTACTGCATTAGTTGATGTTGGAGATCCAAAGACTTCGGCAAGCTGTGCCTCTGTGCCGACTTTTGTCGCTATCTTTGCTGGACCCCAGCGAAAATCACCAACGATTGCGCCAGTAGTTGATTGTACGTTTGGTACGAAACCAGACAGATCAACTTCTTTGACTGTAATCGCAGGGGATTCAGAGGGACTAAATACTGCCATTTCTCTTTTCCTTTTGAGTGTAATGATAAGACTGCATGATAAGGTTATGTTCAATTATCATTATTTATACGTTTTAAAAAGTCAGTAAAATTCTTCGACCCAAGGCTTCTTTTCAAGAGCCCACGGGTCTGGTTCGGGTTCTTTGTATATTTCATCAAGCCCATCATCAACAAAGCCAAATGGAACCATATCATTCTCAATTTCAGCCATACGTTGATTAAACAATAAGTCTTTCATATTAACATCTGATAGATCAGAGAACTGTGTACCCAATGTAAAGTATCCAAACAATACTAAGTTCATCATTAGATCGTCGTGGTTACCATCAGAAGCTTCGTACGATTGACCCTTTGCCACAAATGTAGAGATCTCAATAATAGTTTCTTGATCGTTTAGTTTTAATTTCCTACCTTCAATAATATCCTTGATTGTAGAACAACCCAGTCTCTTAACTTTCTTATTCATTGTTACACCTAGGCCATTAGACTTCATAGCTGACTCTACATGTAGATCTTCATACTCTAATTCATAGTAGAGTCCATTACATACAATGGTACCCTGGTCGTTGTTCTCAACAATCACATATGCTTTGTTATATGTTAATGCATACTTAGCAATGATGTTGGGAAATAGAATTGGCGATATTTTATTGTTTCTATAAACACACACTTGTTCAAATGGTGTTACTGATGTATCTATAATGTTAAAAGTAGAGTAGTCTCCTCCAACACCTTTAGCAACATCAACAACACAAATGTAGTTATGACCCTTCTCAACCTCCTTGTACACTAGCAAAGCACCTCCCTCAAGGTGTCTAATAGGGTCAATGGCTCTAAGTTCCATTAAAGTTCCACCATCAATTAAGGTATCACCTGTACCAAAAAAGGTGTTGCCAAACTCTTGATCAAACTGTAGCTTAGAAGTATTTGATATTGTTTGTGTTTGCCATTCTTTATCACGTCCAGGAACATCCCACCAATCAACTCTAAAAGGTATGTATTCATTTGTCTTCTGTACAGCACCTTCCCAAAGTTTATGATACATGTTACCAATACCATTGGCTGTAGAAGTTATAATAACTTTAGTATCCTTACCAGATGATACAACAGGATATGTTGATGTATAGAATGTAGCAGCATCTTCGACAAATGCAAACTCGTCGAGGTACAGTAAGTTAACAGACATACCACGAATTGATGACCCAGATGTAGCTGCAGCAACAATCTTAGAGTTATTAGAAAATTCAATTGATCTTTTATTGAGAGCTTTTGTACCAGGCTGTAAGAAGAAAGGAAGGTTCTCTAACATAAGAGTAACACGGCTTAACATCTCTTGAGATGTAGCACCTTTGTTAGCTAGAATAGCAACAGTCTTGGTAGCATTGAATACAGCATAGTGAAGTAGATAGGCTACTGATGATATTGATTTGCCTGATTGTCTACAAGCAAGAACAATAGAGAATCTATTCTCCGCAAAGTGATTGAACATCTTTTCTTGATAGGGATAAAGGTCAAAGTCGACCAGCCCCTTATCAAGGTGTATAACCTTGCAATACTGTCTTGCGAAGTATGCTGGATCATCTCTACATTTGATATATTCATCTACTTCATACTGAGTGTATTGAGTAGTAGCACCGTCACGCTTTACGTTAGAGTTGCCGTTGTAAGTATCATTCATGTTCTATTTCATTAACAGGCTTCATCAACATCTTCTGCAAGTCTGCAGTAGATCCAACAAAAACATTATTGTTTGTAGTAGGTCCTGCTAATGCAGGAGGCTCATCAGTCTTTGATATGTCTTTTTGTTTCTTATGAAGATCTAGTAGATTGTTAGATACATCTGCCATATTCTTCATCATACCAGATAGTACTTCAAATGCACGGGGATGTTCTGTAGCCTTAGCTACTTCCATCATCTCTTCAAGAGCTTCTTCACCCTTAACAAGAATATTGTATTGGACTTGTCTAACGAACTTAAAGTCGTCGTTTACATTGTCGCTATCATTCTGACTCATAATCGTATACTTCCAAGAATCCATAATCACTATCAGCACTTACACCACCAGGCGTAGGAGTTGTTGTTATAGTTAGGTAATCACTATCTGCAATGTCCTTAGTATCTATATCAAACTTCATGGTCGTTGTATTAATAACTTTGTCGTCATTAACAGGTCCATAGAAGTTGACCTTCATCTCAAATGTAAGTGTATAGATTATCATTCTTCGTTGTTCTACAGCACCTTCATAATCATCGGAGAAGTCTACACTTTGAATAGTTATAGGAACATCTTCTTTAACATCTGGGTAATCTGCAAAAGGTTTTATTGTCACAGTATATTGTGGCTTAAAGAAAGGTATGATCTGTTCTACAATCTGTAAAGCATCGGACTGTGTCTTAGTCATGATATTTAATTGAAACGAAATATTATATGGTACAGATGATTGGAACTTAGATCTAAGAGTACTAGATGCTCCACCTTGGGTAAAGTTAGCACTCTTTTGCAATTGTCTTTGAGCATCATAACTCATGCTTATAATTTCAAAGGACATTCTTGGTAGCTTAAGCGCAACACGTTGACCATCTGGTAAATCTGCTTGTTCTCTAATACGCTCTAAATATTTATCTTTAGGAGCATAAGCTAATGGAACTTTAACTTGACTGAGAGCTGCTCCAGCTGAGTTCTTTCGTATAACATATACATCATTAAACAGTTTACCAAATGTAGCAACTGACTTTCTGATACGTTCGTGGTAGAAATATGTAAACATTAATCTGGTTCTCCAAATGGGTTTGATTCAGAGAAGTCGAGGAAGTCGGTTAGTGTGTCAAAGTAATCATTCTGCTCATTTGCAGATATTTGATTATCTTCTGTCACAGCCGTAACACTAGCAATGGAAGTTGCACCCACTATTTGAGTACCTGTAACAAAGTTATGGAACTTGCCATCACTACCTCCAGCATGAATAACCCCAAGTTTATTGGTGCTTGGATTCCAAGTCGCCACTTCACCTGACATAACAACACCAGACGCTAGAGTTTGATTGACTGTCTCGCCTATCACAAAACCTTGTGAAGCACTATCTAGAGTGAGATTGTACGTATATGCATAATCAGCTTCAATATCATCAATCGCTTCAACATTTGTATCAAAGTCCTCATCGCTGTACTCAAACAATTCACAACGAAGTTTGTATGTTGGTAAGTTCTGTAGTTGATAGAAAGGTTGTTCATGTTCTACATGAGTAATTTGAAACAGCTTCTTTGAGAAAGGAATATAAAGCAAATCACCTTCTGCAGGTCTTGCTATTGTTATTTCATTATCATGTCTATAAACAGTTTGTTG